GTTCTCGGAGACAAAATTAGAGGATGCCTTGAACTGTTCCAAAGGACATCCACCAGTTCTCAAAAGGTTTCTAAGCGAGAAGTTATCGCTAGAAACTTTAACAATCTACGAAAAAATATTCCATTTCTCAACAGATTTTGATAAAAAACTTTTGGACCCAGTGTGGGAGACCGTAAGTTTAAAGATCAAGAAATATGCCCCGTTTTTAATAAATATTGATGTATTCCAATTCAAACGTATTTTACGAGAAATCATAGATGAGTAACTTTTTCGACTCCGATATTATTCAAGATGAACTGAAAGAAATTAATAAGTTGCAAGAGGAAGTCTATGGAAGTATCCTGACTTTCGGTGTAATGCCCCGTGAGACCAAACTGGAACATATTGAGAAACTTGAGCTCTTGCTAGAAAAGCAGAGAGTGATGTATACTAGGTTGTCCCTTTCAGACGACCCACAAGCGGTTGAAATGAAAGAGAACCTACGCAAGTCAGTTGCTTTGATGGGTTTCCCGCCAGAAACTGATATGCAAGTTTTATTCAGTAGTATGAACAAAACCATCGAATCTCTCAAGCAATATATTGACGCTTGAGAGTATCTTTGCTATAATATCTAAGTAATCCAATTTATCCAAAGTAATCCAAAATGAGCTTCGCAGATCTTAAAAAACAATCCAAACTCGGCAATCTTACTGCTAAACTTGTTAAAGAAGTTGAGAAAATGAATAGCAGTAATTCTTCGTCTGATGACCGAGTGTGGCGTTTAGAATGTGATAAAGCGGGAAATGGTTACGCTGTAATTCGTTTTCTTCCTGCCCCCCAAAATGAAGACCTCCCCTTTGTAAAACTCTATAGTCACGCATTTCAAGGACCCGGAGGCTGGTATATAGAATCAAGTTTGACTACTCTGGGACAGAAGGATCCTGTGTCCGAACTGAACTCTGAACTGTGGAACAATGGCACTGATGCTGGTAAAGAACTGGCACGTAAGCAGAAGCGTAAACTGACTTATGTTTCCAATATCTACGTGGTGAAGGATCCTGCGAACCCTGCCAACGAAGGTAGAGTGTTCCTGTTTAAGTATGGTAAGAAGATCTTTGACAAACTCACCGCTGCGATGCAACCCGAGTTTGAAGATGAAGAAGCGATTGATCCGTTTGACTTCTGGCAGGGTGCCAACTTCAAACTGAAGGCAAAGAACGTTGCTGGTTATCGCAACTATGATTCCAGTGAGTTTGGTCCTCAAGGTGCTCTGCTGGATGATGATGATGCAATGGAAGCAGTGTGGAAGAAGCAGTTCTCCCTTGCTGAACTGACTGCCGCCGATCAGTTCAAGACTTATGATGAACTGAAGAAGCGTCTGGACTATGTGCTGGGTAGCAAAGGTACTCCTCGTTATCAGGATCCTGAAGAGTTTGATGAAGACAATACCCGTGGTCCTGTGAAGGAACTTGATGAGGATCTTCGCACTGAACTCAACAATCTTCAACCGACCCGTCGTGCTGCGGCACCTGTGGAGGATGAAGACGATGATGCGCTCAACTATTTCGCAAAACTTGCCGCAGACGACTGATTCTGTGCTATAATACGGGGGAGGTCAAGGGTCTCCCCCTTTTTTATGAAGTCCGATTTTTATATTGATAGGATTACTAAGAAGCAGGCAGAAGAACTTTTACTGACTTATCATTATCTCAAGGATTTTTCTAAAGGTTATCGCTCTGGGTACAATTATGGTCTTTTCAAGAAAAACGATTTTTCACCTTTAAATATTGGACCTCTTTTAGGCACAGTAATTTTTACTGGACTTCCAGTACCTGAAATCGCAAAAGGAGCATTTGGTCTTGAAAGAAACCAACAACAAGGACTCTTTGAACTCTCAAGACTTTGCATCCATCCCGATACACAGTCACAGGAGTACAACATTACTTCTTGGTTCGTTGCAAAAGCGATTAGACAGTTTCGCAAAGACGCAGAAGTCGCAGCAATCATATCTTATGCTGATAGCGATTTTCACGGCGGTACAATTTATCGTGCTTGTAACTTTAAATATTGCGGTCTTACAGACGCAAAGAAAGACTTTTATTATGCAGACGGCACCAAACATTCAAGGGGTAAAGTAAAAGGTGCTGAGGGAGAATGGAAAGATCGCTCTCGTAAACACCGATATGTGATGATGTTTGATAAGAAACTCAAACTTTTATGGGGCAATGAGACTGGTGTTCTCGGTGCGGATTAGTTTTCTATCAATGTATTGAGAACTTTGTTGATAATTCATAATTGTTCTTGTATCGTTCAAGAACTGTTGCAAATATCCTGGACGAAGAAGATCTATTTGTCTCTTGTCTTCGTTCAGAATGGACTCATAATCATAATTTGATACACCAATGACTGGATTAATCTGTCCAGTTGTGTCTGGTGTGAATGAAATCTTTTCATAAGCGCCAATTCCTTTATAAGACTGACCAGATGAAACCGTAATTTTAAAATTCGCATCTACAACTTGACCCTTTGGTAAAATCAAACGATTTCTAGAATCTCTAACTTCAATTGTTTCGTAATGATGAATATCATTTAATTTTTGAATTGTATATTTGTTTTCTGCATACTGATAAAGATCTCTGTTTGAGAGAGGCCATTGATCTCTAACATTGATAATTCCAGCAGTTAATAACACAACCCAATCGTAATCTTGACGTCCATAAACTAATGAGGCAACAGTGTCTGGACGTGCTCCTTCTGGAATTTGAAACTTGTAATATAAAATTGCCTGATCTTTTATTGAATCTAAAAACTTCACTCTGCGGAATAAGTTTTTCATCCGCACATAATCACCAGAGGAGTTTTTATGAGCGAGTGTTGAAGGCACTTCGATGTCTGGTAGTTCTCTAAAGTAACTCATTTTAGTATCCTACACCAGGGTAAGAGTCTTCATTCTCATAATCTTCGGAGTATATTGGATTAAGTTCTTTGAACTCCAATGTGAGTTGCATATGAACAGGTGTTCCATTTTCATATGTTGCATATGTCCCCGATGCGGTATAATTGACTCCACATCCAGTTAAAGCACAAGGCTTAAACGTGTGTAAAAATGGATGTTTTCCACCACCACTTTTGTAAGTCAACTGAAAAATACTTGGGGAACTAATAAACACTGCAACATCTTCTGTATTTCCCCCCACTTTGGCTGCATTATTTCTGGCAGTCATTTCCTTTTTTAGTGTTCTAATGATTAATAAAATTTCTTGTGCCTCTTCTCTAGACCTTGGAGCTAAATCAAAGGTAAATGGAAATGATCTTAAATTAACACCCTGAAATAAAAGTTCAAGATTATTATTCATAACCATACCAGTTGCTCTTGTAATCAATCCAGTCGCACTTACATTACCTCCAAGACCACCAACTGCTAGACCAGAAATCGCATTCTTAACTGCATTCATTGTGGATTCATTTTCTAATGCTTTTGGAACTGCTGATTTCAAAAGGTCTATAGACTTTTGAGCAGCCGCTACTGGATCCACTTGAGCTGCATTTGCAACTGCTATAGCACCACCTTCAAGTGCATTAATTGTATCATCACCCCAAGTTACGCTGACTGTGTCACTAATATTTTGAGGGATTGGTAAAAGGATATAACATTTTGGAGAAGTTTGTTTTGCTTTTAGTCTCTGTTGTGCGCCTGGTGCTTTCACTGTTGTTGGATCGCCGCTGATCTCAAATCCTCCTGCTGCATAATCAAATATTTTTATTTCAAGGTAGTCTGAAGTTGCCTCAAGTCTTTTAAGAGGATATCTAAAATATTTTTTTGTTCCACCACTAGTTTGTTGCCCATTCTGTTTTGGAGCAGTGGTCTGCGTTGAATATGCATTTGCATATGCATTTGGTGTGCTGGCAGTAGCATAAGCATCGCTACCAATTGATGCTCCGACGTTAAGAGGCATTTACCTTATTTTTTTAAGTATTTATTCGAAAATTTGCAAAAGGTAGTGCCTGCAAATCTTTAATCTCCGCAGGAAAAACTTCATACAAAGATCCTGCAACTTCACTCCAGGTATATTGACGACTATCACCCCAGTGCATATTCAAACCTCTAAATCCCCAGGAGAACACATCTGTGACTGCAACCAGTGGATTTTGATCGTATCTAATATTTGGTGTTTTGGCATTATACACAAACACATAGTATTTACCTGGTCTTGGAGTCGAACCACTTTCTTGAAGAACTTCTAAAAGTTCAAGCATTATATCATCACCTGTTTCTTTTCCTGTAATACCATCTAATACTGGACGAACTCGATTTACATTGGCATCAGTGTCCGTGACTTTTTTCTGTTTTCTTTCCTCCAGAGTTTTTCTTGGCATTACTTAATACCTAATTCGTCCTCGGTGATAATTTTAAATTCATATCCACGATCAGCACACCATTCTCTTGCCGCACTCCATTTTGCCTGATTTTTAGCATATTCATATGCCTCATAGATATATCCTTTTGTTTGTCTTTTTGGTTTTGCTGGCGGCAAAGTTTGTCTTTTTGGTTTGATCTCAATTACATATTTTTTAATTGATCCATTTTCTTCCTTAACTTTGATAATAAAATCTGGAAAGTAACGATGTGCTCTTCCATCAATAGGAGATCTATAAACCACACACTTTTCTTCCGATGCCCACTCTAAAATATTTTCGTTCAAATCACAATACACACAAAATTTACGTTCCCATAAAGAACGATAGATTATATTTGTGGGATCACCCTTGTATTTTTGAGGATATGATGGTTGATATTTTCCCTTATATGACATCTAAATAACTAAAACGATCATAATAGGTATTTAGAGTGCCCGCACCAAGACCTAGAAGAATAACTGACTTCAAACCACTCTTTACAAATCTTGCCCA